AATAATATATCATCTATATAAGGAAAAGTAAATGCCTACTATGGTCACTCTTATGGCCGTCTGACATCACACTGATATAACACTGACAGTATAGTTCCCTTAGGTGTACGTTACCATATTGCTCTGCCCATACCTATCTGTATATTTCTTACGATTTTTAGTGATATAGGTTATATATATTTATATATTTATATATAGTATTATTACTTAACCGTACTTATAGAGGTACCTATTGTCGTTCTTATTGTGCTATCTATCGTAGTATTGAGGACTCTGATGTTAAACTTAGAAATATCTCCAAGTTAACTTAATTATTCCAAGGTAAATATTAACCTCAGTCCAATCTTCGTCATCGAAAGCTCCATCTCTATCTCCTTTTGGGAAGTAAGTGGCTCCTATTAGGAATCCATCTCCTAATCCAGTAATTCTAAAATCATCCATAACCTTTATTTTTTATTATTACTATAATATAAGAACTTTTACAATGGGATCCTACTAAATACGGGGATTTTTTTTCCAAAAATTTTTTTATATATGGGGTTTTCTTCTATTTATAGGAAATGAAACCTATAGATCCACAATCTTTGTTTAATCTCTTCGAAGTAGGCGATGAAGAAGTCTATGAAGAGCATAATGTAACAGACGTACTACAAAATCCATACGTTTTAATGAGTATGGTCGTAAGAGGTGTGGAGAATTACAAGCTTCTTGACAAGTTATACCTAAGAAACCATAAAAAACACTACCAAGACGTTAGAGAAGACGTAAAGTTCAAGTATTTTTCTAAATTATTCAGTTATTTAAGTAGAATTGACGTAAATAAGTTCGAAACTAAGTATACTATCACGGAAAACTACGATATAGTCAAGGTAAACGTTCTACTAAACGAGTTATTGTCCTATTTTGAGGGTATTGAGTATTATGAGAGGTGTGCAGTAATAAAAAAGTACATAGATCTCATATATGACGATCCTAAAGTTATACTACCGGATAATTTAATATAAAACTCTATGATTTTAGTAAAAGTAGTGGGGATATTGGCCATTGGTTGGTTCATTATGAACAGGTTGTTCAAATATCTTGATAAATAAAAGGGGAAACAGTTGCTTTTCCGATATATTCTTCTTATATTAAGGTATATTAAAAAAACGGTTATGACATATCAAGAAAAAATTAAAGAATCTAAGAAAATTCACAAATCTATTACTTCATTAAGAGTAAAAGAAGAAATCAAAGTTACCTATGGAGTAGATAGAAATGGTAAACCAGCAGAGTATACCATAAGAGCTTATAAAGGGTTTAGAGAAGAAAGTAATTATGCTATAAGTGAGTCTAATAGCTTTATGGGGAGATCAATGAATGTAGATAAGGTGACTAATACTATGCTTAAGTGTTATTCATTCGATTTGATGAATCAAAGAACTACTTATAACTTCCCTTTGTACTTATTAAAGGTAGTATAACCAAAGTCATGATATTACCTCAGCACATACAGTCCCAGATCTACGATTTTATATCCCATAGATTCAGAGACATTACTATAGATAGATACTCTATGGACACATCAGACTGGAATCTATCCGTTACCGGTAAGTATTCATTTATCGTTAATATAAGAAAAGGATACCCTATAGGCGTTATGGTGTCGGAGATAGCTAATCAAAAACATACTGAGGAAGCTTTCTATAATAGAGAAGCGTTAGAAATTGAATTAAATGATAATATAAAATATGATTAAACTACTAGATAAAATTTCGTGGCAACTTTGCGCGTTTTGCGCGGCGAGCGCGGTGCTGTTCTTTAGCTGTACTGTCGATGACCTCCCTTCTTCCCCTTGTATCGATGGAGATTGTGATGCAGAGATGGTATTACCGGGTTATTTAGATGAAAATGGTTATCGTCATATCGATTTAGACTTTACCGGAGAGTATTTACCTTGGTTTCAAGTAGATGTCTTTGCAGATAAGGTACTACCTCAATATGAATATAACGGAGTACAGCCGGTAGAAGCTAGATTTGATAGCGATACACATTGGACTATTGGAGATTCTTTAATGGTAACCGTAAATAACTACAATCCTTTCCAAGGACCTTATGATTATAACGGTAATTTACTTCCAAATTCCTCTTATGATATCATTCTAAATCAGTTTGCAGGTATAAAAGTTAATATAGTTCAGGGTACTAGTATTTATTTTTCCGATGATCACGATCGTTTAAGGTCAAAAAGGATAGTTGGACCAATTCCTCCAATGGCTCAAAACGATACTATTACACTTTATATGGAGGTATATTGGGAGGGAGTTGGTAATTCCGTAATAAAAGACCATTATTTTGAAAAATTTATTGTGGAATAGTTGATCTTCCGAAAAAAAATCATTATCTTAATTATATATTAAGAATTAAATATAAATAAATACTTAATTATATTAATAATATAAGAAAAATATAATAATATAACAAATAATTAATCTAATATGACATTAAAGGCGGAGAAAATCCATTCGAATTACGATAAACATCTTAAAATTATAGATACTTACTTAGGTGATCGTAAAGAATCATGTAAAAAGCTTATAGAACACTTGGGCGAAGCCTATATTATGGCACCTGCTAGCGGTAAATCATGGCATCATAATGCTTTTGCCGGTGGTTATATCGATCACGTTAACAGGGTAGTTGAGTTTAGTATTAAACAGATGAGACTTTTCAAAGAGATGGGTGGTACTATAGATTTTACAGAAGAAGAATTGGTATTTGCTGCTTTATTCCATGACCTTGGTAAGATAGGTGATGGAGAAAAAGAAAACTATATACCTCAGACCGATAAATGGAGGCAGGATAAGTTACATGAAATGTATACTTACAATCCAGAGCTTGGATTTATGTTGATACCAGATAGGTCACTGTTTATATTACAAAAATTTGGTATTAAAGTATCTAAAAACGAGTTCTTAGGTATCAGATTACACGATGGTGTGTTCGATAAAGCTAACGAAGCGTACTTCTTTAGTAACGTACCGTCATCCAGAATGAAAACCAACATAGTATTCGTACTTCATACGGCTGATTTCTTAGCCTCTAAGGTAGAGTATGATAAATGGCTTTCAGATGGTGGTGATACCTCACCGAAAACAAAAAAAACTAAGTCCTCTACGGGTAAACGGGTGAATTCCTCTCAAGGACTTAAAAACATGTTAAATAAACTATAATGAATATAACTTTATACATAATAATCGGTTTTTTAGTTGCCATTTCGGGAACTTTAGTGTATCTTATTAGAAACCTTATGGTGAAAGTAGAAAAATACGAAGATGTTACAATAGATCAAGCACAGTATCTTCAGAGTATTTCTAATATCATAGGGGAATCTAACAAACACTTACAGAATCTCGACGAAAAGGGGGTCTTTCAATCAGATGATGAAGTTGGTGAATTTTTTAACCAAATGAAAGCAGTACAAGACGAATTGAATAGGTACATGCTCCCAGATAACTATGGCAAGGAAGAGAGCGAAAGCTAATTACTTTACAAGAGAGACAGAAGAGTACATTGTAAGGTTTAATGAATCGGAAGATCAAGACTACAGAAGTAAGATCTTTACAGATCACATTTATTACCCATTTTATAAACTAGCAGAAAACATAATTCATACATTTAAGTTCTACTACACAGATGTAGATAAAATAGAAGACTTAAAGCATGAAATAGTCTCAGTATTATACGAAGAGAAGATAATGAAGTTTGATCCTACTAATGGAGCAAAAGCTTACTCTTATTTTGGTACTATTGTTAAAAGGTGGCTGATAAACTACAACAATAAGAACTATAAAAAATTAAAACAGATAGGTCAGTTCGCTGATATGGAGGACTCCTATAAACAGGCGTATGCTGTTGACCACGCTTATGGTAAAACCTTAAGTGACTTTATAGATATATGGGTTGATGAAACCTACCTCATAATAGACGACTTATTTATTAAAGAACAAGATAAAAAAATAGCAGATGCTGTTTTAACTATTTTTAAAACTAGACACGATTTAGATATTTTTAAGAAAAAGGCTCTTTATATATACATTAGAGAAATGACAGATTGCGATACACCTAACCTAACTAAAGTAATAAACGTACTAAAAGTTAAGTTTAAAGAAAAGTACCAAAAAAGCTATGATTTAGGATTATTAACTAATAAGTCTCAATAAGTCTATTTATATATAAAACATTATGAGTTTAGATAAAGAAATATTTAAGGGCAAAACCTTATCTGACCTCTTCGGTGAAATATACGATAACTCAAAAGAGACTAAATCACAAGTAAAAGGGCTTATAGCTGAACTAAAACCTTTAATTGAGAATATAGGCGACGCTACTTTACTAGTACCGATGATAAAGGAGTACATGGAGATAGGTGTTAAAAATGATGAACACCT